AACTCCGTTACCTAAAATAACAACTCCACCCCAATCACCTTCAGATCTATTTCCAACTGAATTATTTGAAGTGAATACGATTGGTAATTGTTGTGTTCCTTCAGCAATTAATTTACATCCTCTCGTAACAATTAAAGTTCCTTGTGTTGAATAGTCACCTCTAATTATTGTTCCGGGTTGGATTGTAAGTGTTGCACCATTTTTCACATATATCTTATTCTGTAATAAGACTACACCAGATAAGGTTGTGTTTGTTGTGATATCAGAACTTATTGTTGTTTGTGTTGCCGGGTAATTTGTATTCTCAGGATCAAAGTTAGACCACCCATAAGTCCAATCTGTCTGTGGTGTATTATCGGTCACAGGAAAAGCCCCCTTGTAGTCAGTAACAGTCCAAAACTGACTTTGTGCGTTTGTTAAGAAAACAAACATTAACATTACAATACTTGCGTAAATTTTTTTCATACTCTATTTTTATAATTTTATTACACCAATAGATACTTCAAATTACAAGTTAAATCAACGTATTGTATGTTATTTAGCGATTAACTAATACTCATAACATTCAGTTAGCACAAAAAAACCCCACCTGTTAAAGATGGGGTTTAAGTATTAATTTTATTTTAATTATTTCGATTAAACTCATCACATAACGCCCAAATTTCTCGTTTCGTGATTGATGTTTTTCCTGTTTTTATTTTCAATGCTTCCTCAGTTTTTTTGTCAAATTCACCACTTTTATTTACACCTAAACAAGATTGTAATGCATAAACCTCATCATCTTCATCATCTTTACATCCAAGATTATATGTCCCATCACAAGTTTTGTAGGTAATGTCATCAATCTCTTCACCTCCACCACCAACTTTGGTAACATCTTTACATTTTTCATCTTTAGGATTTTTACTACAATATTCCTCCAATTTTTTAGCACATTCTTCAGGATTTTTTTTACAATAATCTTCCGCCTCAGATTGAGCGTAATTTTTAGTCATATCAACTAAAGATGTTGCAATTGGTTCCCAACCATAATCAAAATCACTATCTAGTCCTTCTAATAAGGACTCACCAAATGATTTTTCATATATTTCACTAACCTTACAAAAATCAGCAGGACTTTTTAATGATCCAAATACTTTATAAACCACATCTTCATTTGTACCTAACCCCTCCATTGCGTGGAATAATTTACCTGAAAGTTTTTTAGCTTCATCATCCCCCAAAAATCTTTTCCATTTTTTTCTATCAGGACTTGTTTTACACATATCAAACAATCTTGTGATCATCCCCATATCATCATCTTTAGTTAAACCCCACATACCTAATGCCGCAATACCCGCAACACCAAGTACAGTCCAACCAACAGGACCTAAACCTAAAAACGTACCTGTTGCGGCTTCACCAGCAACTGCGGTTGTTCCTACGGTTGCGGCTTCAACACCACCTACCGCGGCAACTTCAGCTCCAGCAACCGCTGCAGTTTCTCCACCAACAAGTGATGACGCAGTTGTTGCCCCTCCAGCAACATTAACCGCCTTTTCTGCGTTAACACCATTAAGTAATTTTGACCCTTTAGGTATTTTACCCTTAATATCTGTACCTTTAACAATATCACCTGAAGGTAATAACCATCTATATACCTTATCAACAATACCATCGGCTTCATTAATATTTTCGTTTAAGGTTTTAGAACGATCGTAACCCATAAGGTTTTTAATCCTACCTAACTCCTCAATTATAATTTTATTATCCTCCATGAAATGTTTTTACTATAAATATATTATAAAATAAAAAACCCCCACCGAAGTGAGGGTTTAGTATAATTTGTTTCAAAGATTAAAAACCGAAAGATTAACGAATTTTAAGTTTTTAAGGGTAATGAATTTTCAAAAGTTGAATATTGAGTTTGGGACCATTACATCATCAGAATCATTCACCTATCTAAAGCAGACCATAAGTAGAAAACAGTTTAACTTTAATCTTATTCACAAATTATATTTCTGTATTTGAATTGAATACATCCATTTCGTCTTGGATTTGTTCAATTCTATCTTCCAATTTTTTAATGAATTCATTTCTATCAACCAAAGAAATTTCAGATGTTAGAACCAATTCACTTTCCATTCGGTAACGATCTCTATTTGACTTACCTTCAGTACATTCTAACTTTTGCACTGCCTTGATTGTTGATTTCAATTCTGACATTTCAAAAATCTTTTCAAACATCGGAGCGTTTGCTCTGTGAAGTTTAGATTTCAATTCAACCAACTCGGTTGTTGTTTTTGTAATACTACCTAACAAAATTGTTGGAGAGTATGGTCTTGGGTTTCCAACCTCAACCGTATTATATTGTTGAAGTAGTTTTGTGTTGTCAGCAATTGATTTGATCAATTTGTTTTTTAACTTAAGTGCCTGTTTAATGTTCATAATAAATGTTTTGTGTATGAAAGTATAAGTAATATTTTTAGTGATGTCAAGTTTTTTTACCAACTATCTACATCAGTTAGATCTAATTCAATGTCGGCTAATTCACTATAGACCGTAACTATTGTCCCAATACCATTACTTGAGAATCGGTATTCATATCCACCATAAGACCCATATATTGCTTTTATGTGTGATTGCCATTCCTCTAATTTTTTAACCTGATCTTCATCAATTGTAAATGTTTTAGTTTTACCTTTTTTTGGTGGAGGTGGTGGCATTTCACGATCTGTCACTTCACCGTTTATTCTCAAATACATTTTTTCAATATTTTTATTTAACTCATCCATATTATAATTTTTTAAAATTATGGTAATTCATCACCAATCTCAATTGGATTTACAGGTCTAAATCTGTGAACTCTTTCTCTCATATCTTCTATAATATCATTACGAAGACCCGTATGTATCATTATATCTTCATTTGTAGGTTCCTCCACCATCATTTCTCCAATTGGCCCATGTCCTCCTGTTAATCCCATTGGTCCTTCCGTTAACATTTCATTCATTGGACCTATTTCTGGATAATGGTCATCACGTCTATATTTTCTCATTTTTTCCAATTCACTTTCACTAAATAACTTGTAGTTAAAATTTTTGTCTTTAGCATCAGATTTCATTTCACTAACCAACTTATGTAATAATTCTAACGGAAGATCCGTTTCCATTGAATCCACTCTGTTGTCTTTTTGGTTGTAAATTTGAATTTGATTTTGATCGTGGTAAAATCCAAATTTTACATTATTAATTTTATCAATTAAGTATACAAGTACACCATCTCTTGAGTGATTATAAAAGTAACTAGGTTCCTGAACTGAAGCGGTACACCATCTAGTTTGATAACCATATGATACCGATGCCTCATATGTTAACGGTTTAATACAAGTATATTGATCATCCTCATAAACAACTTTAACTTCTTTTTTTGCTTTTTTAAATAAATCACGGTTCTTAGCTTGATATACTTCACTTGCAACCATGTCCCAACTATCGTATTTACTAATGTCTTTTTCATTAATTAATCCTCTTTCCATGTAGTCGCAAAAATCAACAAATAAATTCATTTCATCCCACCCATATAATTGACTAATCAATCTTTTTGTTAACCAACTATTAAAACTATCATCACCTAAAATCTCATCAATTTTTCTTCTACTACTTGAATCATCTTTTATCATGTATTTAATATCCTCATCGTAATTTTTTTTAAGGACTTTAACCAAGAATTGAGTATACTTTTTAGTGTCGCTAGTATCTAAATTACCCATTAAATCAATTAAACTAATGTTAATTGTGTCGTTTTCTTTTTTAATTTTCTTTATTCCCATTTTATTTTTCTTTTTCTTCTAATGATGTTCCTAGTATATATAATTCAAAAATTATAGTTATTACAATCTGAAAGAACCCGCTAAATATCCACCAATTAAGTGGGTTATAATCATTCTCTATCCATATCATAATGGCGTAGAATAAAAGGTTCTTCGAAAAGAATGCAAATGTATTTAATTCATGTTTCATTAAAACCTACTTGATATTTTTTTAATAATTTCTTCTTCTTCATTTGACAATTGGTAATATGATTTCCATATCTTACTTAAATTGTCCCTTAATTCTTTTTCACCTTGGGATTCATCATCCCCCCTAACAACTTTCCTAATTTCAGGGTTCGTATGTGATTGTAAAATACCGTCATCATATAACCATTCAGCTATCGTTCTTTTGTCGTGACGATCCATTTCATTATAAACATCATCTAAATCAACATCAATTCTAATATAAGGCATTTGTTATTTTTTTTTTAATAATAAGAAAAAAAAGTGATCCCATCAAGTTAATGGGAGTCACCTACGTTATTTTTTTCACCATAGATCAAGTAATCAGGGTTGATAACTTTAGAAACCTTTCTACGATCACCAGTAACGGATTTAACAACTATACCTTCGTGTGGTACTTTAGTTCCTTCTATAAAGTTACCGAAGACGTATCTATCTTGTTCTTCTTTATCCCAATTACCTTGGTACAACAATTCAACTTTAGGTAAATCTAAACAATCGAAATGTACGGTTTCATTTATGTATGGTTGGTATTCCCCGTCAACCTCAACATCAAAACCAACAAACTTAACATCAGTTAAACCATACTCATAGTTTTTTTGTATGCCGGCACCATATATCTCACCATATATTACCACACCTTCAGTTAAGGTTTCTGGGTGGTAAGTATCTTTTACGTGATCCCATATTTTACTTCTTATACCGTATTTGTTCGCAATAGTCTTCCATACATCGGTATTATAAAACCCTTGAGAGTCAGAACCCTTTTCCACATTGTGAGAACCGTAAACGTATTCAAACGCCGCCCATTTGTTCCCAAATAACATTTTGACACGATCCAATAAAGAAAGTTTTTTCTTTCTAACTATTCCGTAACGAGCGTTGGTTCCGTGTAACTTACGAGTTATAACAACCTCATCCTCCTCATTGAACATATCAGGTACATTCTTTTGGTTAGGGAATTTGTAGTAAACGTGGAAGTTAGGGTTTTGGTGGTACTTGAACTTTCTACCACCAACACTCATTTCAACCATTTTTACTGGTGGTTCATATTTTGTAACACCCAATATGTTCATCATATCATCACCTTCATTCACATTGTTCTCCAAAGATTTTGGTGCTAAGTATTTGAATGGTATTAACAAACACTCAGAATAGACCCCACGAAGTTTAACGGTACGAACTCTTTGACCTTTACGAAGGTAGTTAGTCACTTCCATCAAGTCAGATAATGCTTGTGGTATCACCGCATCTGTAGTTGCAACAACAACCTTATCACCAACCTGGTATTCACCTTTTTTAGTTATGGCGTTCCATCCACCAACCAACGCTTGTTCTATGTTGTCCGCTCCTTCTATTGGTTTAACCTCTCCGATTATTCCAACATAACACACACTATTATTATTTTCCATTTTTTATAATTTTTTAAATATCATACAATCCATCTTTTTCAGAATCCCTCATCATCTGAATTAATAACGCTTCTCTACTATACTTTCGTATAAGTTTGAAGATTTCCGTAATGTCCGTAAACTCTGATGGTGGACTGTCATTTCTAACAGGTAGAAATATCAAGGTAAACCCATGATTACCCTCAAACCTTTCTTTTACTTTAATACCACAGATTTCATCAATATAAACCCACGGGTAGTTACCTACAAGTTTAACTTCGATTCCAATTTTTTTCAGTCTTTCTACAAATACTTTGATCTTATCGCCAGTCAATTTTGTAGGGTCATTTTTTCTTTCCATATAGGTTCCAAATTTAGTTTCTATCTTTCTCATCTTAATACGTATGAATGAATTACCACTACCAATTTACCATTAACTAATGCTCGGTCCTTTTGAATATCAATATCCATCATACCCAAATCTTCCTTAAGTCTGTTAGCCTGAGTTTCAACTTCGTGTTCCGCATCTTCTTTGGTTTTGAAGAATCCGAAATAGGAGTCACAGGATCCCGTCTTATCACACACTCCGTAAATTATCTCTCTTTGATCCATAACATTCTAATTTTTTATCTGTAACATTCCACAAATCTTTTTTACCCTCAGTCATGTGACAATTATGTCGTTTACCAGTCCTACGACCAAACTCAACAATCATATCATTATGACGATTACGAATAGAGTGTGGACACTCTTTACATGGTTTTTTCATTTTAACTTTGAATCAATAAATTCTTTTACATCCTTCAATCTATTGAAATCGTATTTAACACCATCAATGTTTACTTCATAGGAATGCCATTTGGTGAACTTACTATCTCCACTTTGAAATGTTCGTGGGTCTCTTTTTCTAAAAAAATCTTTTACTTTGGAACCTTCATATTTGACGATTTCAATACCACGATATTCTCTTTTAGTTTCTTTAGTTGTCCACATAGAACAAAGATAAGAAAACTTTTCTAATAAAAAAAATTATTTTTTAATTTGGACAGTATCTACTATCTCAATTGATACCGGAATAACACCTTTACGTATGAAATCTAATTGTTTGGCAGTACCATACGAAAGATCAATTATGTGTTTAGAAGATTTAGGTAATCTATCATTTATTTTCACATACCTTACAGAGTCATTTATAAGATTTGTAACCTTAACTATTGTTCCGAATTTGAATGTTTTATGGGCAGCAATTAAACTATCTCTATGGAATATCTCACCTGATGCGGTTCTTCGTCCATTATAGTTTTGACCATAGTAAGTTGCCGTACCTTTATAGATTTTTTGGTCACCAATAAATGACATCATTAAAAACGATATTGATAAAATTAAAAGTCTCATATTGGAATGATAATAATAAATCCCGATATGTGAACCCGTTAATCTATTTTTTGAAATTGAACTTGGTCTCTATTTTAGTTTTACCGTATTTTTTTTCCATCAGTTGTTGATGTAATTCCCAATTGATGATTGACTCATTCATTGGTTGATCGTCTTCTGCCATTGCGTAAAGTTTACCTATTTTTTTAATAATTTTGTTTGCATCATATGATAGTTGTTCACATCTATCCTCAAAGAATTTAATAGGATTATTTTCATACCTTATCAAGTAATTAATATATTTTTTTCGTACTAAATCTAAATTTTTCTCTTCTTCGTCTTTTGGAAGTATTCCTGACCCAAACGTACTATTAAATAAAGATCTAAGAGAGTCTAAAGGCGATGATGTCATCTGATCAAATAATTCAATCTTATTATTCACCAAGTTCACATAAACTAATTTTAAAAATAAATTGATCTTTTCGTCTTCAGACATATTTTCATTGAAATGACCCATATGTTTAAGTAATCCATCCACCCTATCCATTTGTTTTTTTAAACCATCTATAAATTGATCAAAACTATAATTTCTTATATCTAACATTTCTTTAAATGCCTTATCCTCCTTAAGAAAATCTAAAAACTGAGACTTTTTAATTCCTTTTCTTTTCATTCTAGATGCAAACTCAGTTGGTCTAACCAAACTTTCAACCGCTTGCATAAAGTAGTTATATCTCATAAACTTATTGTCAATTTCAGGTACACCAAATCTTAAATTAGTTTTAGAGTAAGCTTGATAAGTAGCATCATTACCAATTAGATCAAATTGTTTCTTTTGTTTATCATACTTATGTTTTAATTCATGAGCTAAAGTTGATTCAGTCTCAGCACGATCTTGCGTAAATTTATCATATAATTCTTCAGTTTCCCATTCATCACCAACAACAAATGTTATATGTAATTCAATTTCACTATCTAGTAGTTGTACCTTTAATTGGACTTTTCTATTAAATGTAAAATTTTGACCCATACCCATAGAAGCAATTTCAGGTTTACCTTCGTACTCATCAATGTGATGAACATGAACGTGAAGATCAAGTGAATCAATATGATAATCAGAAATATTTAAATCAACACTTCTGTTAAAAATATATTCTTCTTTTTTTTCGTAAATTCCTTTAATGAAATAACCAACTATCTCATATAGATCGGACGCAGCGTCTAAAATACCTTCAGGTACCCCTAACGCTTCGTTAAGTACCTTATATTGATTTTCTGTTAATATAATCTTCATAGTAATAAATATAATGGAGTTGTAATTTAACCCACAACCCCAACTATATCATCTAGGTGGTGATCATTATCCATTTCAGACACAATGTCTCTTTTATCCATCATATGAACAATTTCAGTAATACTATATGGACATAAACTATTACCATCAACACCAACATCTAATCGTTTACCTTTACCCCATTTTTTACCAACAGGTAAGTGAACGTGCCCGTGAAGGTGAATAACACCTTTGTTAAGTCCATTCCAACTTTCAAATGGGTAGTGACTCATTACAAAGTTAGCGCCATCTATTGTAACCTGTAAGTAATCCTGAACCGATAGGAACATATCTCGAATACCCTCTCTGTTAGTTCTAATGTGGTGATCGTGGTTCCCTAAAACCAAGTGAATGTTTTTACATACCAAACGGTCCAAGAAAATTTTAATATTTTCAAATCCACCGAACGCAACATCACCTAACATAATTAAAGTGTCGTCTTGACCAACTTTTGAGTTGATGTTATCCACCAACGTATTGTTCATTAGTTCTAATGTTTGGAAGTCTCGTGTGCTCCAATCAGGTACTTTACCATCTTGTGTTCTCCAATCGGTTACACCTCGGCAAATGTTTTTATGGTTGTAATGTGGATCCGATGTAACCCACACTCTACCTGTTGTTAATATTTTATCAAATTTCATATTTTTTTATTTTAAGGTTCTTAATAATCGTTATCCTCAACCCTTAATTGTCTTATATAACTATCGTAATCAACGTAATTACTTAAATTATTTGGGTAATGTGTTGTCTGTGTTCTATATGGTTCACTAACTGGTCTATCTATAATGTCCATCAATCTTCTAACTCTATCAACAATACTATCGGAACTTCCTGAAGTTAGGTTGATGATTCCAGTTAAATCCCCACCAATTAAATCGGTAACAGATTCTTGTTTTTGTAATTCAGGCATTATCACGGACCATAAGTCTTGAGGTATTGGTAACAATAAAGGACTAGTTTCAGTATCATCAGATAACCAAGCCTTTAAATCTTTATCTTCCGTTTTATCTCTAGATATGGCGTACTTGTTATTTGTTATTTTATTGATGACATAAATTAGTTTATATTTTCTAATATAATCATTCCAATAACGTTCCTGAGTTGTACACCACTTTGTTTCCATACCGTACAGTTTTGACGCCTCATAACTTAAAGGAATTATAACTAACCACTCATCATTATCAAATAATTTTTTGGTTTGTTTTTCCAACTCCTTTAATCTGAGTATTTCTTTAGCCTTTTCAACTTCAACCTTTAAACTTCTAAAGTCAGTGTGTTGACTAATATCATTTTTTTCAACTCTTTTTGCCTTACAATGTCTTTCAAATTCATTTAAAGATTCAACCTGTTCTTCACCAAACAAATCAATTCCAATCCCATATCGTATATCCGTATTAACATACCAATTTTTCAAAATTTTGATTAGGAACTCTGAATATTTATATGTATCGGTAGGATCTATCATACCAATAAGATCTATAAGGGTAATGTTTAATTCAGGATGTTGTTCTTTTAATTTATCTAATCTACTCATAACTTCACTTCAAATCTATCTTTCATTATTTGGATCTTATCTTCAGGAACTCCGTGTTGATTAACACCACCATGTCTGTTCTCAACAATTATTGAAAATACTTTGTAATCAAAAGTACTTGCCATCTGAAAGTATGGTTCCATTTCCCACTCCTGTGTGAACGTATTGGATACCACAATCACATTATTAATGTTTGCAGTGTGATTCATAATCATCGCAGTATTAACACCATCCTGACACCATTTATGAGCTTCTTTCAATTTGGTAAAATCAAATTTATATTCACCATTCTCCATAAAAAATGTGTCGGTCTCAAAATGAGTCCCACCTAATGATTTTGCAAATGTAGATTTACCCGAACCAGGTACACCTCTAACAATATATAATATTTTTTCCATATCTTAATTTTTTACCCAACTTGATGGGTTTTCAGGGTTAACTTTTATTAAACCTTTTTTTATTAAATCATACGCAATATTCCAAGCTTTATATCCAATAACCTTGTCATACCCTTTTTTATCCTTAGTTTCAAAAAAAATGTAATCAAAAACCCAAACAACTCCTTCTTTTTCCAAGAGTTCCATAAATAATTGTTCTTTCTTCGTTACTTTCATATCACAAATATAAGGTTTTTATTTGGATTAACAAAAAAAATGGCATAAAAAAAGGGAGAATAATCTCCCTTAATATCTTTATTGTTTTTTTTAAAATAACTTATCGGTTACAGGTACAGGTTGTACATTAACACCAGGTTCTTGTATTGGTGCCGGACTTCCTCCCGTAAGAGCCATCATAACTTGGTCACGTATTTCTTGATTCCATTTACAATTAACCGTCATACTCAATCCTTTGGTGTTATTTAAATATTGTTTAATTTGTCTTAGTGTATCACAAGTTTCTTTTTTACGTATATCTCGTCTTCTTTGGGTTTCAGAATCTACGGTACCTCCAGTACTTACTTGATTTCTTTTACCTTTTCCACCTTCAGATTCACCACCTTCAGATTCACTTCCATCCTGATCACTACTAATATTAATAGTTTGTGATTCACCTTCAGCGTCACGACCAAATACAAGTTTAGCGGTTACACCACCAACAGTATCGATAGCAAAATCAGTCGCATCTTTTGGTAAATCTAACACGATAGTATAACGATCAGGCGTAATACTAATAATTTTAAAGTACTTTTTCTCCGCCAATAAATCACCTTCCAACCCTTTATTTGGTTTAACGTATATCCAATCATTAACTTTGTAGTTAGTTTTAGCACCTGAGTAAACTTTTCTTGATCCACTACCTTTTAACGATTTAATTAAATCAAATGTAGCTTGATCAACAACACCTGGTGTTGCGTTAGGTAATTTAGTTTTATATTTTTCTTGGAATGCTTTTACTGCGGTATCGGTGTCAGTCCCAAATTTACTATCATCATCAATACCTAATTTTTGTTGGATTAATTTAACGTCAGGCCCTTTAGATTTTTTAACCAACGATAATTCAAAAACAGGAGGTGTAACAACAGTAGTTGTTGTTGTAGTCGTTGGGTTTGGAGCCTCGGTTAATAAGTCATATCTAAATCCTTTACGATTAAAACTTTCATTTTGTAGGAATGGATTCTCAAGATTAGGATTAGTTGTTAATGCAATATTTTTACCATCCTCACTTAATATAACGTCATTATATTTCCATACATCATCCTTACCAACCGCCCATTTAATTGGAACGTCAGTTTCTATGTCTATTGGAATTGGGTTTGTTTTATCGTCAGTTCTAAACTTAACTGGTTGTACTGTACCATCGTCCTTTCTTACTATTATACCATATAAGAACTTATCATAATTTGGATTGCCAGTTCTTAAACTATAAACAGAAGCATCACCTTCTGATGTAGTAATAACCTCATTTGTACCTAAAGCCGGATGTTCAGTTATCGCTTCAAAACCAACCCAAGATGATGATCCACCACCAATTTTTTTCTTTCTTTCTTCCTCATCTTTTTTCGCTTGTTCAGCTTTGGTTTTATCTTCAATCTTTTTATCAATAAGTATTTTAGCGTTTTTTGCTAGATCTTGTTTCCACACCTCAATACCTTCTTTACTTATTTCAAGTGAATTATCAAACAAAATGGCTATAAATGAATAATAATCATTTCTATCACCCTGATCATCATTTTCAATACCATAATCACCTACACCCCCATTTGATCTATTGGTGTTAAAATCACTAGTACCAATAAACCCAAGAGGCATATTCTGAGTTTTTTTTGACTCACGATATGCGGCACAAAAAGTTGGCCAGTCAGTTAATTTTTGGATCTGTGATTTTACCGTTTCGTAATTAATAAAACTTTCACTTAATTCATTCATTAAAAGATTTTTTATATCTACGATTTTACTTGTTGGGAGAGTTGGTACACCCATTTTAACCACTTTATTATCACAACCTTTGATAATAAGATTTTTATTTGAGAAATTTTTACGTATACTTTCCGCCATACCAAGATTACTATAACAGAATCCCCCTTCAGGACACTCAGGAATTGTTAAGTTTGTTATTATAGTTCCCTTTTTTAGGATTCTTGGTGCTTTACCATAATCTTTAGTTAATACATAACTATATGTTCCGCCTTCCTCATTTAATAAACCGTAATTTTCGTTAAGACTTTGTCTAACGATTTTCTTTATAAAACTATCTGTAATTTTTTTCATATCTTACCCCATTAAAGCGTTTTTTATGGCCTTAAGAGTTAAAGGTCCTATTTTACCATCAGGATCTAATCCTGCCTTTTTATTAGAATTTAACCAATTCTGTATATCCAAAGTTGTATAATTTTGAGTTTGCTCAGATATAACATTAGATTTTACACCATGTTTACTTAAGATATCTCTTATTTCACTTTCCGTTAATTTTAATTTAGTTAACATATATCTTGTTTCTCTAATTTATTTTATTATATAAATATAACCAAACAATAAAAAATAAATAAAAAAAGGGAACCGAAGTTCCCATTTTAGGCCCGACATGGATATGTCTGACTCCACCACCTTGTTTTTCTAAACAAGGAAACAATTATTTAGTTACCAAAGCCTCAATCTTACTTTTAACTTGTTCAGTTAATGAAACCTCTTTAACGTTTGTTACGATAATTGAGTCTTTCAATACCTTACTTGGAATATGAACCAAGAATGTGTCTCCGTTGAAGAAACTTAAGTCTTCATTCAAGACTAACGCTCCGTGTACCATCTTCAAAAAGATTTTGAATTGTGTCTGATCCATGAATGTCTCGTTGATTAAATCTCCGAATTTATCACTAACTACTTTTATGTTAAAACCTGTCTTATTCATATAACAAAGATACTAAATTATTTCTCAATTACAAATTTTCTACCCACTTTTTTTATCGTACCAACAAAATCTTTTTCGTGGTCAATACCAGACCAAAAACCACTTCCGTCAGACCAAACACCTTTTTTATTATTTTTATAAACGGATTCGCCATCAAATGTAATATATTCAGGTTGATCATTATCGGTCAAAGCGTAAGCTCTTTTTATTTCTCTACGTTCAGATGGTGAGTAATCACCTGACCAATCTTGTCTACATAGAAATGTCGCTTGACCAACAATTACTTCTTGTCCATCAAGGGTTGCTTTCTTGTTGAATTTTTTCTTGAATGTGTTAAGGTAAGTTCCCATGTTTTTAGTTTATTTTTTCTTTCCAAATACGATTTAATTCATCCTCCTCAATTCTCTGACTAAGATCAGAAAACATATTTGTTAAAACTTTAACAAAACGAATTCTTTGACTTGCTAATTCAGGGTTAAACCCTATCTCAATTAGTGAATCACTTAGGTGGCTATTAACAACAATGTATAAAGGAATTGAGCTCATATGTTTCTTATTTCTACAAATATACAAATAAAAATGACACGGCATAAAAAATCCCATACTTTTTTCTCAAAAACTATGGGATTAGTATTGATAAACCAATTTGTTCGTAGAAAGGAAGGGTATTGGTTGTTTTTTGTGTAATATAAATATACAATAGTTTAGTAAAAGTCAATAATTTTTTACATTTAAGATAAAATTTTTGTTAAAATTTTGTATAATTCATCATTTTCATCAAGTGGTAGGTCATCTAACGTAAAAAATCCACAATCTGAATGTTCGTGACCATCTTCAGCCTTATCTAAATTAGGTAAAGTTTTTTCATCCGATTCATATAAATAAACATATATTAATCCTTTTGTCTTACCTTCATCATCTTTCTTTGTAATGAAACCAACTAAACTTATTTCCTCCTCAATCTTAATATTTGTCTCCTCATAAAATTCACGATAAGCACATTCTTTTGGGGTTTCATTTTTCTCCAAATGACCTGAAGGAATAAACCATTTTCCGGCATATGTTTCGTGATCAGCTCGTTTACATAACAAAACTTTATCACCATATTTTAATATTACACCTGAACTTCTATCTGATTTCATTATAAGAATATATTTATAAGTATATGGAGTTAATAGTAAATAACAATTTATTCAATGTCAAATGTGTAATGACCAGTAAAGACATACAAAAAGGTATGATGGGTAAAAAATTCAACAAAGATTTTGATGGTATGTTATTTATGATGAAGAATGGTGATCATTCTTTTTGGATGAAGAATTGTATTATCCCTTTGGATATAATTTTTATAAAGAACAATAGGATTACTAAAATTCATAATAATTGTAAACCTTGTACTACACCTGAGTGTGATCGTTATAAAGGTAGTGGTGATATGGTATTAGAACTAAAAGGTGGTACTTGTATTAAGTATGATATCACAGAAGGTGACACCATACTATTACAAGATTAATTATTCATTTTTTCTTTCAATACTCTTACAAATTCATTCTGAACCATCTTTGTAAATTTAACATATGGTGCATCTTCTGATTCCGCATCATATTTGTATTTTCCTTCAGGTGGTCTCTTAGATCTTCCTAAGTATGATAACCCAGAAATGTTTGTTATACATTTATGTCCACCACTATTAGATTGAATAAGATCCCAAGCGTTTACACTGATTGAATCTAACATTTTCATTTCTTCTTCTGTTAATGAACTAAATGGTTTCTTCATTGCTTCCTCAACATCATTAAGGATATCATCCCCATCAACCATTCTTTTAAACTCTTTACCGTATAGAGCGTTAAAGTCTCTAAACGTAAAACCAACAGATTCTTCACCAAATTGTTTTCCTGATTCAGAAATCCATTTAATTGATGACAATGGAATATCTTTATCCTGTAATTGTGTTTTCCACTTGTTTAATACCTCATCTTTAATCTCACCTAAGTTTACACCTTTAAGTGCTCTTTCTTTCTTAAATGGATTACAAGACGCTTGTACCAAACCTAACGGCCAAGCAATAACTAAAAAGTCAGCATCAGGGTTATTTCTAAATGGAGTGTATCTATCGTATGATCCTGGCTTCATCATACTACCACCACCATATTGAACTATAATGTTATCATCAACTCTAACATTTTTATTTGTCTTCATTGTTTGAACATAGTTCTCTTTATTTTTATCCAATGTCTCAACGTCAGCAAATTTGTTTTCTTTAATTTGTGATTTGATGTTCATTAATATACTTAACAAAGATGGATTAGCATTCATTACAATATTCTCCAAGAAACCTGGTTTGTTCTTGAACGCCAATAATAATTTATTGGTAACCATACCCATCACCATCTTATTTCTTTGTAATGATTGATCCTTATCCACTTTAAACAAATAATTCATTACTTGTTCAGGTGTAATATCATATTGAGCATAATTAGCGGAGTCAACCGTAGATATTAATGTAATGTCATCACTTGGGAAAATCTCCTTAGGTGATACGGTTTGAGAAATAGTTTCAACATTTGATCTTGAAGATTTAAAATTAGTTGATGTACCTTGTTCAACACCAGCTTGAGTGTCGTGGTGATCCGTATGTATAACGAACATCGGTTTCCCGTGAGCAAAGTCAACTAACACCGGCATTACATCACCCTCAGCATCTAATTTCTTAATTGCAAATTCTTTATCACCATATTGGATGATCTCAGCATCAACCACTTTGATACCATTTTGTTCTAAGTAGTTTTTCATACCTAATGCGGTGGTCACACCATCTAAATCTTGGTGAAAATATATCTTAGCCTCAGGATATCTTTTAGATAATTCTCTGATGTTTCTAATTCCTGATTCTGTTATTAACTTTTTCTTCATACTTATAAATACTTTTCAACAAAAAAAAAATTGCAAATCCAAAGTTTTTATGTAAATTAGCTTAAACCAATTAAAAATATATATTATGAAAGAGAAAATCACAAATTTTTTAGAAGCAAAAAAATCAGTATTCAAGTCGTTAGGTGTTGTAGTTTTCATAGTAGTATCATTACTAGGTGGATTCTCCGTGGGTTATCTTTATAACCAACAATATGGACCAAAGAAACCAACTATCCAAATGGTTAAAGTGAACAGGTCCCAAGTTAATTTAGCGATAGATGAACATAACCATCTCATTGTGATCGATAAGACTACAGGTGATTATACCGTTTATCAAGACTCTATCGGTATGTCTATTTTTAAACTTTACGCTAAGAACATTTTTATTGACCAAACAAAATAAGAAACTATGAATATCCTTAAATTATCTAAAATAACTTATCTTGGTTTATGTGTTGGGGTATTCATCATCTTTGGGTTTATGTCTGAATCCCCATTATCAACCGATTCAATATTCTCAGGGTCAAATGATTATTCAAGTATTCAATCCCCAACATCAATGAAGATGTACGAGTTGATTGAAAAGTATAGTGACGAATATGAGATTCCTAAATACATCGCATACAACGTAGCCTACATGGAAACAAGATACTTAGGTCCTTTCCATTGGAAGTACAACCCATACCAAGAGTCTTTTGCTGGTGCGGTTGGTCCAATGCAGATTATGCCAACAACATCTGATTACATTAATAAAGTTAATTATAGTAAAAAAAGATTGACAACAGATATTGAATTGAATGTTGAGACGAGTATGAAACTACTTAATAGATTATATTCAAGATACAAAGATTGGTCTATTGTTTGTGGATGTTATAATACAGGAAGACCTATCGTGAATGATTACGCAAGATATTGTGCAAGTAATGTTAACTTCAAAAATAAATGGGTGAGTATTAATTAAAATTCACAAATACTGTGATCACCATATTCATATTCATCTTCCATAATATTAAATTTGTTATAAATACTATGTAAAAAGGAAAACTCCCACTGATTATAGTGGGAGTTCTTTTATTTGATCTAAAGCCTTAAAGTAATTAATTCTAGTTTCGGCAATATGTTTATAATTAGGACTTAATTCAATTCCCAACCATCTACGACCTAATATCTCCGCCGCAACCAATGTTGTTCCTGAACCAGCAAATGGATCTAAAATTACATCGTCCTTGTAGGATAATATCTTAATCGCCTTTGTTGGGATGTCCATGGAGAAGGTCGCCTTGGTGAGTGATTTTGTATCTGCAAAATAATTCCACTGACCAAAAACAAGCTCCATAAATTCTTTCTTATCCGTCTCTTCATATACGACTTTTTTCTTTAATGTCCCATCTTCTTGTTCGATCTCGGTTGGGACTCCCTTCCATTGCGGTTCACCTTTAACTTTTTTAATGTGATGTTTCTTATACGCTAATATAACACACTCTTTTGGGTTATAGATATATGGGCTAGATGGTGACATCCAAGAACCCCACGCGGTAGTTTTAGATCTATGTGGTGATTGTTCCTCAAGGTCAACGATACCAAAGAATCCAAATCCAATTTGTTTCATTAACTGATACATCTCAGAAACAAAGAATATTCTTCCACCTTTCTTTTGTCTGTTAATTTCATAAGGAATGTTAAGAGCAATACGACCATCATCTTTTAATACATTGTAAGCTTCGGTTAACCAATTCTTAGCAAATACCAAATAGTCCTCAAATTCAACATCATCTTCGTGAACATCATATGCAATACCAACACCATAAGGTGGTGATGTTACGATTAAGTCAACGGATCCTTGTGGTAATGTTTTCATTACTTCCACACAATCTCCGTTTATAATTTTTCCTGTTTCTATCATCTCTTTATTTTATTGTTTCTAAATAATCCCATACATCATTTGAAAACTCTTCGAACATATCACCATCTTCATCATTAGATAAGTCAACAATGTAGTTGTCAACACAAAAATCTACAATTATTTCGTGTACTTCTCCGAGTGTTTGTTCGTCATTTTTTAATCCCTCATACTGATCTTGTATGTAATTTTTTTGTGTTAAAGTTAACCCCATTTTTCTTAATTTAAAATTGATATTATTAATAAAAGTATTGTTCCAATAAACGCAAGTATAAGTGAGTACTTGAACACTTTATAATTTCTTTCGACCTGTTTTTTTGACCTACCTTGCCAATCATTATTATTCCATATCATAACGTATTAACTATTATTTGTGCCAGTTTATATCCAGTAAAAGCCCCCATTGCTGCCGACCCAGGAAGTACTATGAACTTCCCTAACATTGTTTCATATTTCTTTCTATTAACAATGTAGGATATTAATATATAGTATATAATATAGTTTATTAATACCATAAAGTCTAACTCTTTGGATACAAATACAACAACAGAGTTCCCTAATAATCCCCACATAAAATTTATTATGGTTTCTCTTATTAATTCTGCCGGAGTTGTAATCGCACCTAATACGTTTATCTCCTTGTTTAAACCTTTATTAGTTTTTTTCTCCATATTGTTTTTGTAAATACTCAGATAAAGTTTTGTCTACAACATGAAACTCACCATACTTGTTACGATAATAACTTCTCATTTTATTGGAGTTTAAACCATATTTCCTATCGTGACCTAATCTGTCTTCAACGTATTTAATATCAACCTCTTTGTTTAAAATATAAGAAATATTTTTAATAATGTCCAAATTTGTCATTCTATTTCCTGTCCCAATATTAAAGACTTGGTTAACAACCTCATCATCAAACATTAAATCACAAATTATTTTAACATTATCATAAACATACATCCACTCCCTAACTTGTTTACCATCACCATACACAGGAATTGGTTTACCTTCACTAATAGATCTTGCAATTGTAGGTAAGAATTTTTCTTCAAACTGATGTTCACCAAAGTTATTACAAGTTCTTGTAATTAGATATGGTAAACCATAAGTTCTATTTGCAGATAACACTAACAAATCTGAAGCCGCCTTTGTTGCCGAATAATATGAACTTGGTTTAAGATCATCACCCTCAGTTGCGGTATGATTAATTGCGATGTGTTCATCCATATCACCATATACCTCATCGGTTGAAATGTGTATGAATTTTTTAATGTTTTTATTTTTTCTTGATATTTCCAATAAATTAAATGTCCCCTCAACATTAGTTCTAACAAATGGTAACCCATTTTTAATTGAATTGTCGACGTGAGACTCAGCCGCAAAGTGAACGATGTAATCAAAATCACCAAGTTCATCTGCCGTTACATCACAAATGTCTTTTTGTAAAAAAGAAACATTGTGTTTAAGATTCATTCTACGACCAGCATATGTTAGTTTATCAACACAAATAACATCACATTCAAAGTTATCTAATAGGTGGTTTATAAATGCGGAACCAATAAACCCCGCTCCTCCTGTTACTACTATTTTCATTTTTTCTCTAATGTTTCTATATGATGTTGCAAGTACCATAACGCTTTCTTAAGGTCCTGTAACTCTTTATCCGATTCTTTCTTACCGGCTCTTGATATATACTTAACTGTATTTCCCAATGAGAATCCTAATTCCCAAGCATCAATTACCTTGATAGCCTCATATGGGTTTTCTGATCCTCCGTAATGTTGAGGGTGATTTACTTGTTCACTCATTTTATTTCAACTTTATCTGCGTTTAACATTATCTTTTTAAGTTCTTCAGGTAATGATGAAGATTTTATTAATGACTCTGTGTCAAATTTTATTACTTCAGGTTCAATATTCGCCTTTGACCTCATAGTGTCCTCATTAACCTCATAATCATCATCATTTTTATATTCTTTTAATAACTCATCACCAGATATAGTTCTATATTTTTCACTTAATCCTTCAATATCAACAAGTTTATTCATCATATGTTTCATTCCATAGATTTGTTTAGTTGCATCCAATGATTTAACAATCTCAATAATAATCTTGTACGGATCCGCATTTGATCCTGGTCTACGATCTTCAACATAACCTTTCCAATTTTCAGCAGTCTCTTTTGGAACTCTAATTGATGCCCCTCGATCTGAAACACCCCAACTAAATTTATCAATTGATTGTGTTTCAAATTTACCAGTTAAACGGAGATTGTTATCTGACCCGTAAGCTTTAATATGAGCTTCATGCCTTACCTCAAACGCATTAAACAATGACATAAAATATTCTTCATTACCATCATTTCTCATTTTATCTGTGGAGAAGTTTGTGTGGAGACCTGAACCATTCCACTCACCTTTTTGGATTGGTTTTGGATGTAGGTCAATACCGTAATAATATTTTTCAGAAATTTTATATAAAAAGTATCTAGACATCCACAAATCATCACCCGCTTTTAATTTACCCTTTGAAAATACTTGGTACTCCCATTGACCTAACGCAACTTCAGCGTTAATTCCAGTAATATCAATTCCGTATTTCAAACACATATCCATATGTTCCTCAACAAAATCTCTTCCCGCAACATATTCACCAATACCACAATAATATTTACCTTGTGGTTCCAAGTTGTTCTCATCGTGACCTAAAATACATTTGTTTTTTCTATCATAGATAAAGTATTCTTGTTCAAATCCAAACCATAAATCTTCTTGTTCGTTATTTAGTTTTGATCTTGTGTTAGTTTCGTGTGGTGTACCATCAGAATTCATTACCTC